TCGCGTTCGACAGTGCCTCCGGTAACCAGCGTTACAGCATCTCCGTAAAAAATGGATGTAGCGTAGCCACTTGCAATCTTGAAGTGACGAGTTACGCCCACGAAAGGAGAGCCGCTCAACAGTTTTACCGGAACTAGGCCATAAGGCCCGCTTACAGTAGGATAAGCCATTTTTAGCTCCTATTAAGTTCCGTTACCAAATGTAACCTTCGTCTTTCTGTCGTTAAACAGAGGCATACGAGGGTCGTTCTCTCGCATCAGGTTGTTGTCAACGGATTGCATCTGAGAGCGCGTTTGAGTTTTGTAGTAATCATTACGCTCTTCGACCAATTCCTCTGGAGCCTTACAGAGCATCAAGCCACCAATTACGATGTTATCTTTGAACCTTTCGTTCTCGATAGTTACCAACGTAATCTCTGGATGATCTGTTGCCTTTACAGGCTCCCAACCTTCACGCAGTTTTGAAGAAACGTTAGTGGCGTCAGTGTTTCCAAGCGAACTAACACGTACCCAACGAAATCCATAACCCGGCTCGGGATTCGGTGACGGTAGCACCTCTGGACGCTGCCAAGCCTTTCTACGGGTCGTTTTTTCACGGGACTCTAAGTCTCGGTTTATACGATTTTCAGCCATTTTGTTTCCTCATATCTAATGCAACCTGTTTGGCGTACTGTTCGGGGGTAAGTCCTAACCGTTTGGCGATTGCCACTTGTGATTGCGTGAGCCTAATTTTCTTAGGCGCTGTGCTCCGCGTTGCGGGTGCAACCACGTTGGAAGCTCGCTTCCTCGGTTTTTGCTCTTCTACCTCCGTGTCATCCTCGAAATTCTCGGGGAATAACTGTCGCATACGAGAATCAATTCTCTCGTAGTAGTCATCTGTTTGAGGGCTGATTCCCTCTTGGACGAGTTTATTATGCAGCCCCAGAGCAAAGCTCGTCATCTCAATGTCCTGATTGAACCAAGGGTTGGCTTCTTGCCAAGCCGCCGCCTTGGGATCAACCTGAACTGGCGCAGGGGCGTTTTCAGGTTCCACTCTAGCAGGAGTTTCATCTTCCTGTAAAGCGGGTAACTTGAAATTATTTAACCTATCAGCCTTTATCTTGGCATTTGTTAGGCTTTCTTGTGCTTCGATAACTTTATCTGAGTCCCCAGCTTCATAAGCATCTTTATATGCTTTCTTGGCTGTCTCCATCTCAATAGCCGCGTTTTTCTTAGCTTGTTCAAGCAACGCTGACTGATTTTTGTTTACGTTGGACTTCAGAGATTTGTTTTCGTCTAGCAATTTCTGAGATAGACGCTCCAGTTCCTCGCGTTCACGCATTGCCTGTTCTTTGGCACGGCGTTCGTCGTGATAGCCTTTGGAGAAATGCTGAATACGTTTACGAACTTTTTCGGAGTAGTCTTCTAACTCCTCGTCAGTAACGTCTTCAGGCGGGTCAGAAGGTTTGCGATTCCGATCCGCTTTGGGCGTATCATCAACCACTTCAATCTCATAGTCGTCGTCATCAGTATCCACTTCGTTCTCAACGACAGACTCAGATTGTTTAGCTTTCGCTTTAGCCTTTTTACCACCAATGTCTACCTCTTCTGCGCTCGACTTTTCGATGTCAATATCTATTTCCTTGGCGTTATTCTCGTCTTCAGGAAATTCAAATTCTACTTTTTGAAAGGGCATTTATGTACCTCCTATACTGCCATTACGCCTTTGGGATCAGGTATAACAGCTTCAACAGAGTCATCGTTCATCAAACGAAACTCCTTACCATTAACCTTAAACCTCGTGCCTGTATTCATGCGAAACATTACATAGTCACCTTCTTTGCACCACGGCCCCTCTGGGAACCGTTCTTTGTCAGTGTATGCGCCCGCGCCCATATCAACCACGATACCCATGATCGACATGATGTACTCTCGGTGCATAACGTCTGAGGTTTTAAGCAAGGTGCTGCCTTTGTAATATTCTTCTACATCTGGCAGTGCGATTAGGATACGATAGCCTGTAGGTTTAGGTAGCTGTGCTTCCCACTCCTCATCGGTTATCTCCCTTTCAATCGGTTCAGCGTTTACCGCTTCCGCTTCCATCTTTTGCTTTAGTGCATCAGGCAATTCAATCGTCTGAGTGTTAGTCATCTTCATCATCCATATAGTTGCGCGAAAGGTCTTGAATATGTGATTTGCTGGTCTCCAGACCTCGGATGAGTCCAACAACTTCCTTATACTGAGCGTAGTCTTTCGGACTGCCCCCAGTTAAGTATTCTTGTGCAGACGATAAATCGTCGTTAATTTTTTCCATCAGCACGTCAAAGACGGTTTTAGCCACAATTAGCTCCTGTTATTTTTACCTGTCATCATTTTAGCCAGCTCAAGGTCTAGCTTCGTGTTATCTTTTCTACGGTCTGCCGCTAACTTCACGCCCTCTTTCTGGGCATCAAGCTGTAGTTCCTGCTGGTCAATCTTGAGTTTTTCAGCCTCAAGAGCGGAATCTACGAGGTCTTTCTGAGCCTTCTGCTGCAACTGAGCTTGCTTGAACTGTGCATCCATCTGGTCCTTCTGTGCTTTACGCTGCACTTCTTGGACCTTCGCCTGTGTCTCCATCTGCTGTAGCTGGAACGCAGGGTCTTGCTGTTGCTGCTGTGCTTGTTGTTGTGCTGCTTTCTGCTGGTTTGCTTGGGTAAGCTGTTGACCTGCATCTGCCACAAGGCGTGCAAGCTGCACTTCGACTTCTTCTGGAAGCTCCTCGTTTGGCGCTGGTAGCGGCGCTCCAAGTTTCTCTTCGATCTGTTGGCGATACTGGAACCCAAGGTGCTCCGCAATGTGTGCCTGTAGTGAGGCCATAATTTGCTGTGCTTGTGGGTTCTGCCCAATCATCTGCGCAATCTGCGGGTCTTTCATGAATGACATGTGGGTCGCAATGTGTGCTTGGTGATCTTGGTAGATAAACGCCCGTACTGGCTTGCCAACCAGTGCGTCCATGTTCTCGCTGACTGGATCGGTTGGTTTCGCATCGTCTTTCGTGGGAACAAGTTTGTCTGCGTTCCTCACGCCCAACACCTCAATCATCTGACGGTGTAGCTGGGGTAAGTCGTATATCTGTGGTGCCTGTTGCGCCATCTGAAGCACAGCCTGATACTGCACGACCCGTTGTGCCATGGTAGAGCTGTTAGGATCACTGACAGGAATTACATCCGTTGTCATGTAGTCATCCTGACGTGCGCTTACTTCCCCGCGTTGTGGCTGGTAGCCATACTCTTCGGGGGCGTACTCTGCCATGAGAGCTTTGAGCATCTTAAACTCTTGCTTCATCGCATAGTGAACACGCGCCTGCACCGCAGCCATAGGCTTCAAGGTGCGCTCTAGTAGAGCCAGCGTTGTGCCCACAGGCGCGTTTGCAGACATGTCCGAGATGTTCATGTCTGAAATAGCGCCTAGCCTACGTCCTTCGTTCGTAATTTGATTCAATAAGGCAAGAAGGGTCTGGCTAGGTTCTTTGTAGGGAAGTGGCATGATGTTGTCGCGGATAGACCCGCTAGGTACATCAACGTCCTTCCACTCACCCGGTTCGATGGGCGAATCATCGCCCTTGATACGCAGTCCTCGGGACTTTAGCCCTCCCGGGAGGTTGGAGAGCGTTCCAGCATCGACTAGCTGACGTATCAAGGACGTGCCTGCCCTCGCATATCCACCTATGATATGGATGAGGCCAAGCCCGTAAAACCCAAATCCCGGCACGTAAACATAGTGAACGAAGTGCTGACGCTTCAGCGTAAGCTCATCATCCTCGTTCCAGTTACGGCGAATTGCCAAAACCTCACCGCTACCACGTTCGATGGTTACGATGTACGGTTTAGCAATGTCTTCGTCAGAATCGTCAATGCCTTCGATAACTAGATCAGCATGGACTTCATATAGTGCATAGCGGTTATCATCAGTGAGTGAGAACCCACCTTCTTCCGCTTTACGTTCCTCAATGTCACTGTGGTATGGCTCTGGTTCACCAAGGTCTACGTCACGATAGAACCCAGCAACCTGTAGCTTACGCATCTCGTTTTTAGTCTTGCGCATAACGTGCGTTACACGCTCCGCTGTCTCGATGTGGCTCGCGCCGTATGGCACGATGACATCTTCAGCAGGAATATAAATAGCAGCCTGACGACCCAAGTTAGGGTCAAAGTAAACTTTCTTGAACGCAGACCCCGCCAGACCAAGGCTATAGAGCAAACGCTCATGCTCTGGGCGGTACTCGACCATGCGTTCGGTCAATTCGTAGTTCATGTCAGCTTTGACGCGCTCCGCTGCCTCTACCTTGTCCTTAGTCTCTTCACCAAGAATCTTGACCTTTACAGGCCCAGAGGAAGGGAATGTCTCCGACATAGTTTCTGCTTGGAAGCGGATAGCAGCCTCCGCGAGCACTGTAGAATAGACACCACAAGCGCCCTCCCACGGCTCCGTGCGTTCTTCATACTTGAAGCCCAGCACGTCCAACCCTTTAACAAAGGTATCAGCCCACTCCTTACGTCCGTCAATATCGGCAGTAACAAGGCCAACGAGATCGCCAGAAATCTCTTGCAGGTGACTTTCGTCCAACACCTCTGCAAGGTTCATATCGAACTCTGTAAAATCACTGATCTCCGCATCAGGGATCAACGTAATTTCCATGGACCCATCGTCCAGTGTGACAGAATCAGGATTGACGACCTCGATCTCGATGTCAGAATCTACCCCGACATCCTCCATCTCTACCCCTTCAAGCTCGTCCTCAATGCTGTTAGCAGCGGGATTTATACCTTTTTCTATCGCCATAGTTTAACCTCTTAGTAATACCCGCCGCGTTTCTGCTTAAAGTATGTTGGTTCCTCGGGTTCATCGGTAGGCAACCTAATGAAGCCTCCCTGTCTAAATCTCATAAGAGCCATCACCGTTGAGTCCACTAAGTCATCATGACTCATAAAAGGGAATCCGGCAATCTCTTCTATCACTTCTTCTGCCCATCTAGTAGGTGGTACCCAGCAAATGCCAGATGCCACAATATCAGCTACGGAGTTCAAGCGTGCTAACTTGTCACCGGAGCCACGGTGAGGAGTAAACTCAGAAACGGGTAAACCCATCCTTCGCATCTCCTGATAAAGTGCTGTACCTGCGCTCTTCTTCTCCACGATGAAGGCATCAGGCTCCCACTCTTGGTACTCAGTCATAGCTAATTCTTTTAGCTCTGGGAACTCT